ACCTACTCAATGTCCTGCAGGATACACATGGTATCCACAATACGGAGAGTGTATTCAGAATGATCCACCAGCACCTACCCCCGTAGCACCAGCATTCGGTGCCTTCGGTGCATTTTCTGCCTTTGGAGCCTTCGGTGCATATGTTTCACCAACTCCACCTGAAGCACCTACCCCTGTAGCACCAACTCCTGAACCACCTGCCCCTACTCCAGTAGCGCCTAGTCCTGGAGTAATGGACCCAGTTTAATACTTTTGTGGTAAAATTGTATATTACATAAAAAAAGGAATAAAAAATGACAGATGCTTTTGGATTTAAAAGAATAAAAGAAATAATTGAAAATAATAAAAATTCTGAAGTAAGTCCAATGGATCTTATTCGTGGTGATACTGAATGGGCTACTGAATCTGATGCTTCTGAAAGATACAGCATTTGCAAAGCATGTCCAGAACTAATTAAATTAACAAATCAATGTAAAAAATGTGGATGCTTTATGGTAGCAAAGACTAAACTGCAAAAAGCAACCTGCCCTATAGGAAAATGGTAAAATGATAAAAGAAGAAATTGCACCAGGAATAGTTATATATAGCAATGTAATTCCAAATAGCGAAACACTATACAAAGATATTGAAGAAGGAATGATTTCTGCTGGAATAAAGTGGTCAGAAGCACAAGTTAATGAAGGTTTGGACGCAACAGTAAATACTAAAACAAGAGATACAAGCATTATTGGCGTTCCATATAAAAAATTTTCTGATAACAATTTAAGAGTAAACTTGTCTGAAGAGTTTTATTCTAATATTGGAAAAATATTCTTTGAAAATTTTGACATAGTAGAAAAAGATTATTTAAAATCATATACTATAGAAACAGAATGGCATGATCAGTACGGAATTTTAAAATATGGATCAGGTCAACAATTTACTAATCATATAGACGATCATCAAAAATATCACAGAAGAGTGTCTACAGTATACTATTTAAATGAAAACTATACAGGAGGAGAAATTAAGTTTCCAAGATTTGGAATTACTTATAAACCAAGAGCAAATCAAATGATTATTTTTCCATCAACATATGTTTATAATCATTCAGTATCTCCAGTTATAGAAGGAGAAAGATACGCAGTGGTAAGTTGGCTACGATGAATCAGCCAGTTTTAGTAAATAGTTTATTAAGCCCTGAAGATTATAAAAAACTTCTTCAGTCTTTAGGTAATCCTAAAAGTTTTAGTTTTGATCCTGGGTTTAGCAGATACTGTATTGCAGATAATGGGCTTCCAATTTTAGCAGAACTAGCACAAAAAGTAACAGAGACTGCAAGACGAACATTTAACAGTGAAGCATTGATGCCTACCTACACTTTGTTTGCACACTACGAAGGACAAAATCCTCCACCAAGTTTATACAAACACAAAGATGATAATGCATGTACATACACTCTTGATATGTGTGTTTATCAAAAAGAGCCATGGGACCTATTTGTTGAAGATAAACCCTACACACTTTATCAAAATCAAGCACTTGCATACTATGGTAATGATCAAATTCATTGGCGTGAAGAATTTCCTAATCCAGAGACAAATCATGTTGCCATGATATTCTTTCACTTTGCAGAACCAGATCATTGGTGGTTTGAAAAAGGTCCTGAGTATCTTCAAGTAGTAAGAAATCAAATTACAGAAGAACAATGGAAAATTAACTATGGAAAAGGTTAAATTAATAAAAAGTTTTTTTAATACAGACTATTCTTGGGAGAACTTTATAAACTCTATAAGTGATGCTTATGATTTGAATGATTTAAGAAACAAAAAAGAAGGACCAAAAGAAGTAATTGGTAAAGTAAACTTTTGGCAAAAACTAACTATGACATTAGACAATATTAATGAACAAAATTTTCCAGGTATTGAAAAAAAAGTAAATGAACTAACAGAATTACACAACTCTATTGCAAATACAAAAAGCATATGCACAGGATATTTTGGCGCTTTAAGCATAACAAATAAAGAATTAACTACAGGAAAACACAGTGATCCAATAGATGTTATTTATTGTCAGTTTGTTGGTTCTGTAGTATGGAGTATATTTACAGATCAAGGCAAGGAAGACTTTGTCCTAAATCCAGGTGATGTTATTTATGTTCCAAAATCTATTGATCACGAAGTATTATCATTGACCCCAAGAGCAGCCTTGTCTTTTATGTTTAAGGAATCATATGAATAATGGGATAGTAGTTTCTATAGCGCTTGATGATATTTATGATATTGAGCATCATAACCTATATAAGCAACTCTCTCACTCCCTAAACACCTTAAGAAAAGTAAATAAAGATATAAGTGTAAAGGTTTATTATTCTTATAAAAAAGAATTGCCAAAAAACCACCTGACCTATTTCCCAGAAGATCCAAACACAGAGTTCATACCCTTTGAAAATAATATAAGTTCAGACTGGCATCCAGGATTTTGGAGTGCAGGAGTAGTTGAACATAGATGGGTTAACGCTTTTAGAGGTTTAGAAGATTTTAATTTTGACAACATATTGAACATGGATACAGATACTGAATTTTTTATAGATCCAGAAGAACTTTTTAAAAAATATGGAAATACTGAATTTATTTGGAGTAGAGAAGATAATTGTGACGACATAACCAAAATGTTAAGAATATATCCTGCCATGAATGATGGAGTAACTATTATTAGCAAAAATATTTTAAAACACAAAGAAGCGTGTTTTTCCTCAATGAAAGAATACATTAACTACACTTTGAAAAAATATGAGCCGATCCTTTCTGAAAAGCATTACTACCAGTTGCCTTGGATAATAATTCAATATTCAATATTTGACTATTTTAATTCAAGAAATCTTAATAGATATTTTGAGAAAAATGATGTTTTGTTGCATGTTGAAGATAAAAAAAATACATCTATAGTTCGTCATTATTTTTCTGCAAACTCCTCAAGGTTTCTTCCAATGTGGTTAGGAGGAACACAGTAAATGACCACAATAGGAATATTGCCAGCAAGTGGAAAAGCGTCAAGAATCGGCGGTATACCAAAATTTTGTTTACCCATATCAGATGAAAGATCCCTACTTCAGTGGCATGTAGAGCAAATGCTAGAAGTCTGTGATGAAGTTAGAGTTTCTACAAGATCAGAATGGGTTCCAATAGTACAAAATATGGATATGAACATTAAACTTATTGTTCATGAGCCATCCACAATGTCTGAGGCTGTTAAGTTTATGGCTGGTGAATATAATAATACTGTTCTTATTGGAATGCCAGACACTTATATATTAAATGCACCAGTAAACATTTATAAAGAAATGATAAAAGAAACAAATGCTGACTTGGTTTTAGGTGTTTGGGAATGTGGTGATGACTTAAAGGGCCGTGTTGGACAGGTACTTTTGTCTGGAGACAAGGTAATTGCTTCTGAAGATAAAACAGAAAATTGTGACTACCCAGATATGTGGGGGACAATGATGTTTAGAAAAAATATGATTAGATATCTAGACCCATTACTAGAGCACCCTGGGAAACAATTAAAAGAGTGGCTACTGGAAAGTTACAACATAAGAGCGGTAAGGCCTGGTGGAAAATATATGGATATTGGAACCCTAAAAGGATTAAAGCACTTATACAAAGAGATGGATTTGACATAAAAATACCCCCAAGGATTTCTCCAAGGGGGTATATTCTTTTATAGATTACTTAGGAAATTTATTCATCCACATTCTGGTCTTTGGAGTGATGCCCTTCCAAGAAGACCAATCATCTCCGCCCTTTGTCATGTAGTATACAATTTCTGCATTCTTGACGGGATTGAATAGTTCAGCATTTGATTCAAGATCAAACTTGGTTCTACGATCAGGACCAAGTGTATCAATCATATTAATTTGGAACATACCATAAGACGAGTCTCCAGTCTTGTGATTGCCATTAAAGGCCAATGGTCGTCCATTAGATTCTTTCTTTGCTACTGCCCAAGCGACGATAAGGTCCTTACCTTTAAAGCCAACAAGTGAAAGCAGTTGTTTTAGTTCTATATCTGTCAGAGAAGTCTTATTTTCAAAACTCTCCAACATTTTTGCTTTAGAAACCAAAAAAACCTCTTTCGAGGCGGTTTCCGATATCTGAGCCTGTTTCAGGCTAAGGTTGTTCTTGGTATCAAGATCCGAAATAGCATTAGCAGAATTAGACATAACTGTTACTAGTGCTACGATACTGAGTGTGCTAATGATCTCTTTGTTTCTTTCGATAAATTTAATCATAGTTTCCTCCTTAGAAAACAATAACACCTTGGTAGGTGTTACTACCTAGTATAACATAATTTTCATCTAAAAGTCAAATCTAGGTGTATAATAAAGATTATGGCTACAGGCGTATCATCTAATTATCCTACTATGAAGTATCCACTTGCTTCTGATCCCGTGAACGTACACGGAGACATTAAAGTACTTGTTGATGCTTTAAATGATATTTTACCACCATTAGGAATGACTAGTGTTTCTTCGCCAGTTAGAAATAATACTAATTCTGTGTTGTCTGCTGGAACTCCCGTCTATATTACAGGTAATGTTTCTCATGCTGGTCAAATGAAAACGACAGTAGAAAAATATAACCCTTCAAGTCAAACCCATAATCCAGATTCACCAATTCTTGGTTTGATACAAACAGGAATCTCTGCATTAAGCGATGGTGTTGCTGTGGTCTCTGGAGTTTTACAAATGAATACCACAGGTCTTGGATTGCCTGGAACAAAAGTTTATATTAATTCAAGTGGAGAACTTGTTGGAGGAAGACCTTCAACTGGCCCAGCAAGATATGTTGCAGTAGTTGCAGTTCAAGGAACACAAGGTTTAATTGTTGTTCAGACAAAAGGCAACGGTACATGGGGCGCACTCAAAGATGGATTGTCGTGATATAATAACATTATGGCTACCTTCAGAAATCAACCCACAGACTCTTATGCACTAGGTGCTGCTCCACCAGAAATTCGTTGGACAGTTGTTCGTGGTGATTCAGCAGCCTTTCGTGTTTATGTAACTAATGATGCAAGAGAGCCACTTCTTCTTGAAGACTGGCAAGTTAAAATGGACATTCGTCGTAATGCAACTCTTGTTCTTTCTTTATCACCTCAGCCAATTGAGTTTCAAGATACAGAGGGAAGTTTTACTGTAAACCTTACATCCTCACAATCTGAACTTCTTCAGACAGGAGACATCTTCGATATTCAACTCACAGAACTTCTATCAGAAGGCAGAGTTTGGACGGTAGCCAAAGGGTCAATGGTTATTATTGAAGACGTAACACAGTAATGCCAACACACCAATTAGCACATGCACAAATACAAGAACTTGATTTAAGACGAGTTCGAATAAATCACATACAGCCAAAAGCAAGAGTGCAAGAGGTTTTGCCATTTAGAGTTCAGTTTATTAACGTAAGTGTATTTGGATATTCAAAAACAAATCCTGCTCCAATTCCACTTCAGGTTATTGGCTACAGCAACTATATTCTCTAATAGTATTATTAAAAGGGGTGTTATAATTACCACATGGCTAAAATATCAGTTTCAAACGTAAAGTCCCTGTTTCAGACAGGTGATAGACCAACTCAAGAAAATTATGTAGACCTAATTGATACAGCAACTGCTCAAGCAACAGATTTGGGTTCAGCAGGTAACAATGAGGGTACTGTCTATTCTGTAGAAAATGTAACTGTGATTGATAACTTTGATGCCACAGTCTGGCGCATGGTCAAGTACATTATTTCAATAGCAAAGACCACTGCAGGGGACAACAAGTTCTATGCAACTGAATTAACAATTCTTGTTGACGGTACAAATGTAAACGTCAGCGAGTACGGCACAATCGACAATGATGGGAATATTGGCACCATTAATGTCTCTCGCACTGGAAATACCGTGGCTATATCAGTCACTCCAGATCCTGCGATCAAGCCAGTCACAGTTCGTTACGCACGAATTGGACTTAAGGCATAACTAAGGAGATATAAAAAATGGCAACAGTAAATAAAGATTTTAAAATTAAGAGTGGTTTAGTCGTTGAAGGTTCATCAGCAACCGTAGGTGGCTTTAATGTTCTTACAAAGAAGCAAGACGATCAAGACTACATTGTTGGTCTGATTGGTGGTACATCAACATCTGCTAACACTGCAAACACAGTTGTAAAGCGTGATGCATCAGGTAACTTTGCTGCAGGAACAATTACAGCAGACATTACTGGTACAGTATCAAGTCTTTCAAACCATGACACTGCAGACCTTGCAGAAAATGCAACAAACAAGTACTTTACAGATGCTCGTGCAATTTCTGCAACAGCAGCATCATACGATGTACTTGGCGCAGCAGCAGCAGCGAAAACCGCAGCAGAAGCAACTGCTTCAGCAGATGCAACATCAAAGGCAAATGCTGCACAGGCTGCAGCAGAGGCTACAGCATCAGCAGATGCCACTTCAAAGGCTAACACTGCAAAGTCAGAGGCTATTTCAGCAGCAGCAACAGATGCAACAACAAAGGCTAATAATGCAGTAACTTCAGCAAACAGTTACACAGATACAGCAATCTCAACAGAGGTTTCAAACCGTAACTCTGCTATTGCATCTGCAATCTCAACTGAAGTTTCAGATCGTAACACAGCAATTACTAACGCTGTAGCAGCAGTTGTTGACGCAGCACCTGCAGCACTTGACACTCTCAATGAATTGGCTGCAGCACTTGCTGATTCACCAGATACAGTATCAAACCTTACAACTCTTGTTGGAACAAAGGCTCCACTAGCATCACCAGCATTGACTGGCGTACCTACAGCCCCAACAGCAGCAGCAGATACAAGCACAACTCAGATTGCTACAACAGCA